CTAGGGTTGTGCCACCGCTTCCGGGTAGTCGTCCCATGTGCGGCCACGGAAGATGCGCCCGTTCGCCTTCTTGTGGCGCTTGACGCCGTCCGAACCCCAGCCACCCCACTGCTTGAAGAAGAATGCCGCGCCAGCGGCCTCGGCCTGCGCCTGCACGTTTGCCACCCACTCCTCGCGCATCGGTCGGGCCTTGTGACCTGACTCGCCGCCGACTATTACCCAGTGGATGTCGCGCAGGTTGATGCGGCCCAAGTCCTCCAGCAACGGCTCGACCGAGAGGAAGCGGATGTGCGCATCCACCTTGCGCAGATGGTCGATGCGCGGCACGCCGTACTTCTTGTCCTCCACCGAGACGCCCAGCCACACGTTCTGTGGGCAGGCCCGCCGCGCGAAATACTCCGGCAGGCGCTCTGCGCGCTTGGTGAGGATTTGGTAGGTGTGCTGCGGCGTGGCCTCGATGATCGAGAACACGCGGTCGAGGAACTTGTCCGGCACGGCCTCGTGGAACAGGTCGCTCATGCTGTTCACGAAGTACGTAGTCGGCTTCTTGCGCAACAACGGCTGCTCCAGCCGGTTCTCATGCACGGTGAGCTTGAACTCGTTTTCGTAGCCGGGCGCGCCCATCGCGTGCAACCGTCGCGCCATCACTTCGGCGTAACAGTGCTTGCACCCCGGAGAGACTTTGGTGCAGCCGGTGGTCGGATTCCAGGTCTGCTCTGTCCACTCGATGGTCGATTGCGTCGCCATACGGCCTCCTATGTCATTGCGGCGCAGCGCCCGTCGTGCGGGTCTGCGCATGTTCGGACGCGAAGGCGTCCACCAAGCGGGATAGCGCCGAGCGCACCTGTCCCAAGTCCGGGTCGGCCAAGGTCACGCGCACCCGTTCGGCGAGCTGTTCCGCCGACGGAGCCGTTTCGCCTCCCGCCGTATGCACCAGACGCATACAGCGGTTGATGACGCTGATCGGCGGGCTGGCCTTGCCCCGTTCGTACTTGCTCACCATCGACTGATCGACCTCCAGCAGGTCGGCGAATTCCTTCTGGCTGCGCCCATTGCGCGCCGCCCGGATGAGTTCTTCAACGCTCTCGAAGGCCACGATCTTGTCATCCACAAAATGCACGTAAAGCCTATTTAACCATGAATATGCTTCTTGTGCCTAGATTGTGCGCGATCAGCTAGCCGTGGCTTGCAGGATTAGGGGCACTTCTGCTTCACGCCGGGCTACGAGGCCCGGCAACACGCGGCCGCCACCGTACACCCAGCGCCGCAGCTCCATCGCGGCAGCGGCCCAGTCCCGCTGGTTCACCCGCCGCCGCAGCGTCGAGGTCTGCAAGCGCCCGCCGCCGAGGTTGAATGTGAAGTCCACAATGGCCGCCAGCCGCCCTTCGGGTTCGGAGGCCAACACTGGGCAGTAGCGCAGCGTGGCGGCCAGCGCCGTGCTCAGGTCACGTGCCAGATAGGCTTCCGCTTCCGTCTCGATGATCGGCGGGTGCTGGGCGTCGCAGAGGTGGCCGTAGCCAATCGTCCAGTACCCCGCCGGGCAGATGTACGGATGCGCGCGACCCGGATCGGCCTTCGGCACGCGGTGGAAGCCCTCGAAGCGCTTCGCGAACTCGATGGCCGCCTGCGGCACCTCGATCACGGCCGCACCCGGTCGAACACGCGGCCGAGGAACCAGAAGTTCAGCACACCGGCCCACAGCGCCTGGTCGGCCTCTGTCCAGGCGTGCAGGATCGCCACACCCCACCCAGCGCCAGCCGTCACAGCCGCCGCGAACGCCGCCGTCTTGGCCGCGCAGTACAATGCCATGAACCAGTACGTGATGACGGGACGCACGCTGCACGACAGCGCGTCGGCCCAGCGCATGCCGGTTTTCTCGCCTTGGGTGCGGACGGCCTCGCGCAGCGTCTCGATGGCACCGACATTCCACGCCGCGTCCGCGCTCGCGCCGATCTCGGCCATGCGCTGCGCGCCGCGCAGCTTCTCAAACTCCAGCGCCTTGTCCTGCATCGCCAGCTCGTGACCGCGCTCGCCCTTGCGGTCCAGCCACTTGAGGATCTCTGGGGCGAGGCGGAAGGCGCCGCCCAGGAGACCGCCGAGGAGTGTCTCGATCATTGCCCACCTCCGAAGAGCTTGAGTTTGATCGCTGCGCCGGTGATGAGCGCGGCCACGAGGCCCGTGGTGACGATCTTCAGTACCGTATGCCAGACCGTGCGCCGGGCCGCACGCCAAGCATCCAGCAGATCCCGCAGTTCGCGTACGTCCCGGGCGGCGTGACCGTTCTCGAGGCCCACGGTGGCCAGAGCCGCTCGGGCGCCTCGCTCGGCCGCGCGGGCCAGCAGCTCCTCGAACTCGTCCTTCGGCATGGCGACCATGCCGTCTTGCAGCGTCGGCGTTTTCATTGACGTCCTCCAGAAATGCGAAACCCGCCTCATGGGCGGGTTTCTACGGGTTGGGAATGGGGTTCAGATCGCGAGCCCCGGACTCCAGCCGGTGGCCTTGTAGGCCGAGAGCACGCCCTCGTCCTCGATGAAGCAGGTCCAGCCGATCTTCGGGGCGTAGAACGACCAGGCTCCTTCGATGCGCTGGGCGATCTGCCCGGCCTTTCCGGTCCAGGCGCCTGTGGGGCTGGGGGCGACGATGTAGCGGTCGCCGTTGGCGGGCGTGGCCGGCGGCGTGGCCAAAGTACGCGACTTCACCGACAGCTGCAGCACGGCATCGAGCAGCTTCAGGTTGGCGTCCATCCCCGTATTCCAGCCCGACTCGCGGGCGGTCCAGCCGTAGTTCACGCCCAGGTTCGGGCCGATCAGTGCTGCCATGTCATTCTCCCGTTTTCATTCCCCATAACTTGCCCCGTAGAACATGCCGTAGCCCCGGCACTCGGAGATGTCGATCTGCTGGGCCTGCCAGCTGGTGTAGCCGTCGCGTACCGCCTCCACCTTGACGGTCAGCTTCTCGTTCGGACGATTCAGGCCGCTCTCGGCGATCTCGGTGGCCATCGGATAGGTCCAGCTCGTGCCGGTCAGTCCCGTTTCGGTATGCTTGAGCGTCCCCGCCTCGCCATAGATCCGCACGGTGTACGTCGTGCCGGGTTCCGGCCCGATATTTGATTCCCCCTGCGTCACCAGATAGGCGGTCTGCAGCACCCGGCTGCGGTGGGCCCAGCTGACCGTAACCTCCCCGGTGATGTAGCTCACGCTGTAGTCGAGGTTGTTGACCCTGAACTTGCCGGGCGGATAGGGGCGGACCTGCCGCTTGGCGAACGTGTAGCTGATCGTCGGCGCCGATGTTTCCGCCAGAACACCCATCCCAGTGACAGGCAGCACCTTGGTCTGCAACGTCTCACCGTTCAGGTACTGGCTCGTGTTGTAGAACTGCCCGCCCTCGATGAAGTACAGCCGGGCACCGGCCAAATGCTTCCCCGGCACCGTGTCCAGCACGCCCCGATCCACAGTCACCGTGCCAGTGGCCACATTGACCGCCTTCACGGCGACCAGCTCGCTGTCGACCTGCGCGTAGGTGTTCAGCATGACCAGATCCAGATCGACCCCGTAGAGGACATTCAGCACAGCCTCGGTTTGCCCGATGTCATTGGCGAGCACACAGGACGGAATAAAGTCACCGACACCGATCTTCTCGAAGGCCGCCGAGCCCTGCCGGGTCAGCACCGCGTAGCTGATCGCCGCGTCCGAGGGCCGCACCGCGGATACGGAGAGGAACCCTCCATCGGCATCGATCTCGGCCTGGGCGGTGGCCGACTCGCCGGTGAGCTCGCGGACGATGGTCCAGTACGGCAGCTCGCCCATCGCCACGAAGTTCGCCGCGATAGGCGCTTGCCGGGGATCGACCCAGCCGCTCTCGGCGGGTGCGAGATAGACGGCATCGGGCAGACCGAACACGTCCTCGACGCAGGTGATCCGCACCCGGCCGTCGGACAGCGTCCCGTAGCTGATCTGCGCCACCCGCAGGATCAACTGCTCGATCCGCAGCTCGGGCCAGGAGAATCTGAACACGTCGCCGATGTTGAGGCTGGCGGCGGTGCGGTTGGCGACCAGCGTGATCTTCGCCAGGGTGGACGACAACTGCCGGAGATCCCGCATCGCCAGGCGCGCGGCCAAGGGGCCATTCGCCACACCCTCGTAGCTGACCTTGACATCCTTGATTTCGCCCAGGGACCGCTCGATGCCGGCGATGTCCTGCACCGAGATCGACACGCTCTTGTCGGTGGCCCGGTCGTGGTAGGACAGCGTGACCTGATTGATCAGCTCCTCGGGCAAGGTGCGCTCGAAGGACTCAAGCCGGATCACGTTGGTCTGGTTCAACTCCAGCAGCGTCGCCGGGTCGTAGTCGTCGCGGGTCAACTTCAACGTGAACAGCCCGGTGCGGGGGCTCACGTAGATCGAACCGTCGATGTGCTGCAGGATGCGCTCGATGAAGGCCTCGATGTCCTGCTGCTGATCCCACAGGATCGACAGGCCGAAGTTCTCGGCGTAGAGCGTGTCGGCGGCGGCGCGGAACGAGGCGTCGTCGATCTCGGCCGAGCTGTAGCCCCGGCCCCAGGTGCGGTCGGTCAGGCACTCATAGATGATGTGCGCCGGATTCATGTCGCCGGCGATGGCGGCCTTGTCCGAGTACCACTGCGGCGAACCGTCAGATCGGCGGATGATTCGCGTGACTTCCGCGCTCCACGGCTTGATGTAGGGGTTCATCGCCGACAGTTGCGGCTGGCGCAGTACCAGCGACACCACGCCCCGGAAGGCCGGCACGTTGGCGCCCAGCTTGGCCACGAGATAGTCGTTCTGGCCGTCCGCCGCATTGCCCATCACCAGATCCACGGCACCGACGATCCCGCCTTCGCGCTCGTCGCCGCCGAACAGATTCGGCTGATCGATGGCGATCCGTCCGCTGGACGTCAGCGACCCCGACCACGCCGTGCGCTCGCCGACCACGATCTTGTTGAGCGAATCGACCGGCCCGTGGCACAGCGCCAGATGCATCCCCGCGTAGTAGCGGTAGCCGACCGTGACGCTCTTGCTGCCTTTGCCGCCGCCGCTCATCCCTCCGCTCCCGTTTCGGCCTGCTGCTCGACGTACTCGGCCAGCCGGATCGCCATCGCATCCCCGGTGGCCCGCAGCCAGTCGGTGCTCACGCCCTGCTGGCGGAACAGATCGAAGGTCACCCCGTCGCGCGGAAACCAACGGCGCAGGCCGGCGTTGCAGTAGCCGAGCGCCTTCGCATCGAGATGAGTGGCAATCATTTCTTGCCACCTCCCTTGGTTTTGATCGGCGTCGTGCGCACATCGCCGAACCAGACGCAGTTCGGCTGCTTGATCGTCCGTGTGCCGAACAGCACCGGGATCGGGCTGTCGGTCGCGGCGACCGGTGCATCGACATCGCCGGGTTGCGGCGTGGTGGTCTTGGGCTTGGGGGCGAGCAGCGACGACAGGACCGTCGTGATCACCCACACGACCAGGTATTGCCACATGGAAAAGCCTCAAACGATGGCATCGCCGGTGAAAGGATTCTTCACCGGGATGTAGGGAAAACCGCCGTAGTTCAGCTGATTGCCGAATTTGGCAGAGCAGGTCGCGAGCGTGTGGTCGCAGCCCGGATAGGCCTCGAACGCATCGCCGGCCTTCAGTCCCGGAATCGGTGCCGACAGGGTTACCGCGCCGCCGGAACTGGCGACGATCATCCGTTGCGCCCCGGCGGCCATCAGCCGGCCGCCGACGAACCAGGCGATCGGCTTGGGCAGGAAGACCGAGGCGGTCACCTCCAGCCCCGCCACGCTCTCGACGATGCCGGCGGTCTTGTAGTCGGCCGCGTTGACCTTGCAGCCGCCGTAGTAGAGCGGATGGCGGCAGTTGATCTGGTAGTTCGCCCGGCGCCCCGAGCGCTTGAGCGTCGTGAAGATCGGTTCGCAGCGCATCTGCACCGTGACGCCGCCGAAAACTACCGACACGACGCGCCCTTTCCACCAGGTGATGAACTCGGCGCCCGGGTCGGTCAGGTGCCGGCGGAAGATGGTGAGGGACAGCACCCCATCGGGCGGCGTCACGATGAAGGACTGCACGACGCCGATGTCGAGCGCCGCTTCCAGATTCAGCATTGCGCGGCCGAATTCCTGCGTCTGCTCGATCTCCGAGCGCCGGATCGGCGCCGGGATGTACTTCTCGGCGTTGTAGGTCACGGCATCCCGTGCCGAGGTGTAGCACCAGACGGTGGTCCCCAGCGCGAACCGGTACAGCTCGATGGGATGCCCCGCATGCAGGCTGTTCTCTTGTTGCTGATAGGTCATCCGTTAATACTCCGAATGGGCAAGGTCACCCGCGCCACGCGATCAGTCTCGAAAAAGATCTCCACGGCATCGCTCTCCAGGCGCGCCAGCTCCAGGAAGCAGACGATCCGGAAATCGGACGGCGCGCAGGCAACACCGAGAGCTGCATCGATCCGCATCCGTTCCACCACCCCGTCCACGAACTCGAACGCGGTGATCCGGCGCAGGTACCAGGTGCCGTCGTTGTGCAGGCAGGCGACGTCCTGGCGGCCGGGCATAGACTGGTAATAGGTGGCGAAGCCGCGGGCCTGGACCAGGATTGCGGTCGCATCCAGCGCAAAGGGCTGCGCCACCTCGAGGCCGCGCTCCCAGGTCGGCACCCAGAACGGCACTTGCCGCCCGGCGCGGGCGGCGAGCCAGCCCCGCATCGTGGTGAGGTCCGCGCGATCCGGCAGCAGAAACTGGTAGCGGCGCACGATGAAGGCGCGATTGGGAATGTCGATCACCGCCGGCGTGCCGGTCTCGTGGTCGAACACGTCGACGAGCCGCTGATAGTCGACGCTCACGTCCTCGACCCGGTTCGGATGCCGCAGCAGCGTGTCGTACCCTCGGTACTGGATGGGCGAGTTCGTCGCCGTCACCGTCGAGGCCAGATCCTCCAGCTCGAACCGCAGTTTGGCCTGGGAGATCGCCGCCGTCGGCCGGGTGACCGTCTGCTGGGCGGGCAGGCGCCCCAGCCGGGCCGGCGCGATCCAGGAGCCGGCTGGCCAGTTCCCCAGCACCGGGCGCTTGAGCGTGATCGTGTCGGCGGTCAGGGACAGGATCTCCAGGGCTTCGGTAGCACCAATGGACGATCCGACGATGGCGAGTCCGCCGGCGTGGTAGTCCAGATCCGTGGTGCTCACGGCCAGCACCGTGTCGCCGGGATAGATGGCGGCCGTGAGCCAGGCCTTGTCGGTCCACACTGGCACGGCATAGACCCGGGACTGCCAGACGTTCATCAGCAGATCCAGTTGCCCGCTGTTGCCATACTCCAGCACATCGAACTCGAACGAGCGCCGGGGGTCCATCCGCAGCCGCACCCGCTGCTCGCCGCCGTCGCGCATCGTCAGCACGTCGGTGAGCCACTCCAGCCGCTCGGTGAAGCCGCCTTGCCAGTCATGCAGCAGGCCCATGACCAGCACCCGCCCATAGCTGATCGCCAGATTCCGCGTGCCGCCGGCCGAGAAATGCAGCGTCAGCAGCGTATCGACGAAGCTCGGACCGTCGAGTGTCGCCGTGACGTCGTAGAAGATGTCCTCCAGCCCCCGCATCAGTGCGGGCGGAGAGAATCCCAGGAACAGGCCTTCGGTGTCTCCGTCGAGCTGGAAAATCGTCACCGGATCGAGGAACGCGTTCCAGACCTCGACGGTACGGGTGGCGGGGATGACGAGGTTGCCGAACTCGATTCGGGCCGGCGTCAAATAGATCCGGTGGTAGTAGTCGTCCGAGAACGAACCGCAGTGCGCGCCTGCCCAGGCTATCAAGGCCTCGGGCGAGGGTTGGCCGTTAGCGATGACACCCACCGCGGCGACGATGGCGGCGACAGTGGTGGCCGGCGCGTAGAACGACGGGCGACCGTTGTCCCACAGGGCGTTCATGCCCGCGCCCGGCGCGCCACCCAAGATGCTCGACGTGAAGGCTCCGGCGAAGTCGGGCATTCAAACCACCTTGCGGTAAGCCAGGCCGTAGTCGTAGCTGATCGGTTCCGCCCCAAGCGTGTAGGCCTTGTTCCACAGCGGGAAGATCTTCCACACGTCGGTGCCGAAGGTCAGCTCGTCGCCCGGGTTGAAGTTCGCGATGTTCAGAAAGCGCACGTCGGGGAACTCGCCGAGCAGCGTCCAGGTGCCGATGTAAGGGGTACGGTTGACGCCCACATAGCACGGCAGCATGGGTGCCAGGCCGTTGTAGCTTTGCGGCGAGCAGTGGTAGGCCAGATCGTGCGCCAGGCTATTGAGGGAATTCTGGGTTCCTGAGCCGATGTAGCCTGCGCGGTTGTTGGTCACGTTGGCGTAGGTCGCGCAGCCGTAGGCGTCAAGGTTGGCGGAATCCCAATAGCCATGCGAAATGGCCCGCCAGCCTACCGTCCACCCATCGATGTCGGCCCGCATCGCGGTGATCCCTTGGGCATAGGTGGCCAGGTTCGCCCTGGATGAACTGAAGCCGTTCGCGCCGAAGGGCACGAAGTGGTTGCCGGTGTTGAAGTTGTACGACGACATCGTCGCGGACTCGTAGGGGTTACCGCTGGTCAGATACTGGCCCCCTGCAAAATCCCCGTATTTGTTGATGAAGCCGAAGGAGAGGTGCCGGAAGCGTGCCGGCGTTTCCTCGACGACCAGATGGATATAGTCCCCTGCCGAGAAGAGGTGGTAGGCGTACAAGGAGGTCGAAAGTGGGCCGATCAGCCCGAACTTGCGATTGTTCGTCTGCAGGTTGGCGTCAGTGTCGGAAGCGTAGCCATCGCAGGCCCAGGCTTCTAGGATGGCATACGTGCCAAGCACGCCGTTCTTGAGCAGGGTCTTGTGGTATGCGAGCAATTGGTAGGTCGCGGCGTTTTTGCTCAGCACGGTGCGCGTGGCCACCACGCTCATCTCGCCCTGATTCCTGTAGGCATCCGAGCCGCCGAACCCCTGAAGTAGCGTTCGATTGTTGTTGTGTGCCACGTAGTTAGTACTGCTGATCGTAGTGAAGGCCAGCGTGTAGCTGTCAGTCACGTGAACCGTCCAGCCGTTGGCGACCGCGAAGTTCTTGATGGCGGTCAGCAGCGTGTTGATGTCCGCCGACGCGCCGGTGAGGTAAGCCATAATCGCCTCGAGCCAGTTCTCAGTTGAGTTGAATCGCGGCGAAGCGCGCCGCGTTGGTGGAGGTCGCCGCCTGCACGACCAGATGGGACGTGCCGCCCACCATCACGGTGTCGCCGGCGGCCACGCCGAAGCCCGGCACGGCAAACACGCCTTGCAGCTCGCCCCATATCGAGAACGGACGAGTCGTCGCGCAGTCATAAAGGATCGCCGGCAGCAGTGGGCTCGCGCCGTTCGGCAACTGCGTCAGATAGGCGATGTCATAGCGCCCGGCGTTGTTCTTCCGCGCCTCCAACGACATCGCCCAGGGCCAGGTGCGGCCGGTGTAGGTCGTATCGAAGCGGTTCGTGCCGACCCAGCCGCCGCTCGGCTGCAGGAGCGCCGCGCTGTAGCTGCCGTATTCACCATCGTTGCGCCAGAAAGCGCTGTTGGCGATGTCGAGATCCGAACTCTGGTAGTTGTCTCCGCGCGAGGTGTTGGCGCCGATGAACAGCGGATACGGGTACTGCGAAGGCGTGCCGTAGGGCAGGAAGAAGCCGGCGTAGAGCGCGCCCCAGTAGGCCGAGGATTTCGCCACGACGATGAACCGCCTGCCGTTGGCGACGAACCAGTAGCTGATCGCGCTGTTGAACACCGGCATCCTCGGCACGATGCCCAGCGCGCCGGCGCCCGAGAGCAGGCTGCCCGGCTGGCCTTCGGGTGTGCTAATCGAGACGGCGCTTTGCCAGGACTGCGAGCCGAGCACGCGAATCGAATGGGCGGGCGCTGCCGCGTCGGCGAACAGACAGACCTGCACGTAGATCGCATCACCCGCCGAGGAGCCGGGGCCGCGCAGTTCGGCCAGATCCCGCTTCGCGTCAAGCGTGAAGGTGTCACGGCGTAACAGCGTCCAGGCTTCGCTCCCGGCGACCAGGGTCGCGTCGGAGGTCAGAAACGTGATCAGCTTGTTGAACAGATCGGCGGCATCGGTTGCGGTGCCAGAAATCCAGGCCATTCTTATCTTCCAAGGATGTTGCGAACGGAGGCGGCATTGCGCTGGATGAGGTTCATCACCACGCGCTCGCCTGCGCTGCTGTTGAGGTAGTCGGCCGCCATCGCCGGGTCGATCACATTCACGATGCGGATGTTTTGGCCCGGGGCTGGTTGCGCGGGGGCTTCCGGCACCAGGCCGCCAGCGGCAAAGGCCAAGCGCCCGGCAGAAAGGCGTGGCCCGGCAGACAGTCCGTTGATGGCGTTCAGGAAGGACACTCCGAGCCGGCTCACCGCTCGAGCGTTGACCACGTACTCGCCGTGGGACAGGCGCGCTGGAATGGAGTCGCTGGTCGAGGTGCCGGGGCCGGTGACGTAGCCACCCGTGGCGAAGCCGCTGCTGAAGAACGAGGCAATCAAGCCGCCCAGTCCACTCGCGCCGCCCGCGCTACCGCCGCCCATCAGGCTGCCGAACAAGGCCTCGGCCAGTTTCTGCGAGGCAATGCGATTGATCGTCTGCAGCACGGATCGACCGAAATCCGCGAATGCGTCCTTCGCCGACTTGGCGCCGCTGCCGATGTCCTGGAACAGTTGGGCGAAACCATCCTGGACCGCGCCGTCGATGGCGACGGCCACGTCGTCGACGACTAACTTCACCTGCGCGATCTCGTTCTTCCAGGCCTGGACCCGGGCGACGGCATCCGGCCCGACGGCAGCGGCGGCGGCCTCCAGCTGCGGCAGCAGCGCGTCGAGCGATTGGCCGGTCTGCCGGTGCAGCGCGAGGATCTGCTGGCGGGCCTGGGATTCCGTGAGGAGCCCGGACTGACGCTGCAGATTGATCGACTCCTCAGACGCGCGCATCCGCGCGAGCGTATCGTTGAACTGGCGCTCGTACTCGGCGAGGTCGGCGGCCGCCGCTTTGACGTCGATCAGCCGACCGACGGTGGCCGCCCCTTCGGTGTCGCCCTCGGCACGGAGCCGCTCGATCAGGGTCTGGTACTGCCGCTCGATGGCTGCGCGCCGGTCCTGGCTGGTCGCCGCACCCGTGAGATCGAGCAGTTCGTCGCGCACCTTGGCGAGCTCCTCGCGCAACTCGCGCTCGGCCTGGACGGCTTTGCGGGCATTGGCGACCTCGACGTCCGCGCGCTTGCGGTTGAGGACGGTCAGCTCGCTCTCGAGCTTGGCCACCTCGGCTTTCGCCTTGAGGCGTGCGGGCTCGTCCTTGCCCGTCTTTTCCAGGCGCTGCTGCTGCGAGAGCGACACCTGCACGCGCCGGATTTCCGCATCGATCTCCTGCTGCTCGATCCGGGTCTTGGCCGCGTAGTAGTCTTTCAGCGAAATCAGCCGGTCTTCGAGCGCCGCGTCCAGTTCGCGCGCCTGGCGATCCAGCGCATCCTTGAGGATCTTGAATTCGGCCTCGGCCTGCGCCTGCACGAGTTCGAGCTTGGCCGCCTCGACCCCCTTGTCGGGTGTCGGCTTGGCGGGGGGTTGTGGACGGCCGAATACGCCAGGCTGGTTCTTATCGGAGCGGATGCGGCCAGCGATGGCCTGTGCGACCTCCCCGACGTAGTCGCGCGTAACGGCATCGCGCACGGTCCCAGCCAGTTCCTGCCCGAAATCTCGCACCTCACCGAGCTGGCGGCCGAGCGCGGCGCGTAGCGCCTGCATCGAGAAGTCCCCGCTGAAGGCCGCTGCCACATCTTGGCCCAAAGCCTTCGCCAGTTCCCCGATGTCGGAGAAGGCATTGCGAAAGCGCTCGACCAGAAAGCCCGCCGTGATGCCGACGGCGCTGCCGACCGCGTTGAAGGCGCCGATGACGACATTGACCATCGTTCGAATGGCAGATCCGATGGCTCGGAGCGCATCGACCATCACCTCGCGGACGCGCGCCCAGCTCAGATTGTTGGCGCCGACCAGCCGCCCCAGGGCGCTGACGACGTCGCCGACCTTCTCGACCACCAGGTCCCAGGTGGCGCTGATGATCTGTTTGATCGAAGCGGTCTTGCCGCCGAACTCGACCACGGCGTTGCGCGCCGAATAGAGGGCCCCGGCCAAAAGCGTCACCGTGGTCACGATCACGCCGATGGGGCCGCCCAGGAGTGCCAGCACCCCGCGCAACAAACCCGCCGCGCGACCGAGCAGCGACGTGGAGGCCACCGCCTGAGTCACGGCACCGGTGGCGGCGGTGGCTTGCAGCCGGGCCTTTGCCGCATCGACGACCAGTGCGCTGGTGGCGAGGCCTTGCGCCCGCGCCTGGGCCAAGGCCGCATCGGCGAGGCGGACCCGTGCCAGCGCCTCGGCTTCCAGCGTGCGCAGGTTGGCACGCCGCGCCGCCGCTTCCGCTCGGGCGGCGGCGATGCTGGTGGCAAAGGCGCCCGCCATCCGGCCGAAGGCGGTAACCAGAACGACCCCCGCCAGATCGATCAGCAGTTCGAGATGCTGGGCGACGAGTTGGATCGCCTGCGCCAGACCTGCGGTCAGGCCGGAGCTCGCGTCGCGCTCGCCGAAGGCGCGCAGAAAGGCGTTCTTGAGACGGGTGAGCGCACCCGACACCGTATCGGGCAGGCTGCCGTACTCCTCGGCGAGCCGGCCACGCTGCTTGAGCAAGGCGTCGAGCACGGCCTTGGACGTGATCTTTCCTTCCTGCGCCAGGGCCCGCAGCGAGCCGAGCGGCACGCCCATGCCATCGGCGATGGCCTGCGCCAGACGCGGTGTCTGCTCGATGACCGAATTGAATTCCTCGCCGCGCAGTTGTCCCGAGGCGAAGGCCTGGCCCAACTGCAACAGCGCCCCGGCCGCGGCCTCGCTGGAGGCGCCGGAGAGCGATACGGCCTGTCCGATGGCATCGGTCGCCGCCAGCACGTCCGCCTGCGAACGCCCCAGCGCCTGCACCGAGGGCGCCAGCCGCGCGTAGAGCGTGACGGTTTCGGCGAGCGGTGCGCGGTTGCGCTGCGCGATCTCGAACAACGCCGCGTCGGCGCGGTTGAACTCCTCCTGGGAGGTGACCGCGAGCCGCAGGCGCGCCTGCAGGTTCTTGTACTGGTCGGCGACCTCGACCAGTTCGCGCACACCCAGTCCCACACCGATGGCACCGCCGATGCGGGACAGGACTTCTCCCACCTGGCCTGCTTCGCTGCGCAGGCGCGAGAGGCTGCCCTGGACGGACTGGAAGGCGCGTCGCGTCTCATCGACGGCGGTGATGAGGATCTGCGCGCGATTATTCGCCATTGCTCAAACCTTCGACATTGCCTTGCTGATGGCCGCCGTCAGGCGGGGAAGATCGACCCGCACCGAACGGGTAAGGTCGAAACGTTTCTTGAGGGTCACGCGCCGCACCAGCATGGCGACAGGAATCTCCTGGCCACGCTTGATGCGCTTGGCGCCGGTGCGCTCCCGCTCGGCGCTGCGGAAGCGCGCCAGCGGCCGGGCGTTCTCGCCGATGTTCTCGGCCATTAGGATCTGCTGGCCGTTCTTTTCGACGAACCAGGCATTGCCGGATCGCATCAGCGCATCGATCACCCGGGCAAACGCCTTGCGTCCGATACGCCGGTGTTGCGGCAGCAGCGGGATCAGCATCCGCCCCCGAATCGTTCCTCCCTGTTCGTGCAGGCCCAGCCAGGACCCCTTCGAGCCGATGTAGAGCGCCGGAAATTCCGTGGCTTTACGGTCGAACACCTTGGCGTGCATCGACCGGAGGAACTTGGGACTTGCAACCTTGAAGCTGGCGCGCATTTCGCCCCGCACCCGCTCGGCCATCTCTTTGCCGGAATCCCGCATCGCGCGGGCGACGGCGGTGTGGATCGTTTTGTGGGTATCGGTTTGCCAGGCGTTGAAGCGACGACGATCCAGCAAGCCCTCAGCGACCAGATCGATCTTCATCGCGCATTCCCTGTTGGAGTTCGGCCTGGAGCTGACGGATGCCTTCGCGGTTGCCCTGGGCGGCGGTGGTCATGACCGCGAGCTGGGTGGAGAGCCGTTCGCGCTCGAGACGGCTGTCGGCGGCCAGAAACGCGTTCAGCTGGCCCAGCGTGTAGCCGAGGATGTCCGGGTAGCGGTGGCCACTGCGGATCAGGCGGGCGATGGCGTCGCTCCAGCCAACCGTCCGCTCAGAGACTGCGCGAGCGTGCTGACCTTCGGCGCGACCCGGTGCACGAAAAAATCCGCGTTCACCTCGAACACCGTGGCGGCGAGCGTGATCGCGTCGTCGAGCGCCAGCGCGTCCACCCATTCACGCGGGCGTCGGCTGGCCAACGCCAGAGCGGTGAGCAAGGAATCGCCGTGTTCACAGAGCAAAGCCAGCCAGTCCGGCTCGCCGGTCAGCTGCTCGGCAAAGGGCCGCACGGCCTTGAGCATCGCGGGCAGCTCGCCGATTACCAGCGGGCTGATCGTCAGGCGCTGCCCGGCGATCTCCAGGGATTGGGTTTGCGGGACGAGAACATCCAGGTCAGAGGTGGTCATCGTGTACTCCTCACAGCAGCACGATGCGGCCGAACTGACCGAGGTCGCCGGCAGCGGGCTTGAGCGTGTCCGCCAGCACCTGTCCGGAAAGCTCGAACTTCAGCAGTTCGTCGGTGATCACCGACAGTTCCTTGGCCGGGTTGATCGCCACGCGGTACAGGTCGATCACCACCTCGCGGTTGCTGTCGGCGATGTTCAGGCCTTCGAAACGCACCCAGCGCTCCGGCAGCGGCTGCGTGAACAACGCGGTGGATTGCGCGGTTCCATAGGCGTAGTCGACCTTGAACGGCTCCACGTAGGGGCCGCCCGTCGTCTTGTCGTTGATGACCAGCGATCCGTGCTTCGCATTGAGGCTGTACTGGGCGGCGGGCAGCGTCTTGGGCGTGCCCGAGGCGTCCTTGACCACCACAGAGGAGACGTTCTGCTTGGCGAGCAGGTACAGGCTTCCTGCCGTGACCGGGTTGGGCAGTGCCTCGGCCGTCACCGTGCCGCTGACCTGTTCGATGGTCGTGCCGTAGAGCGCCAGGCCCAGATTCACCGCGATCAGCTCTTCCAGCGTGCAGGCGAATTCGCCCTTCTTGGTCTTGATCAGCTGCAGGTCGGTCAGGCGTTGTCCGCTGGTCGATTCCTGATGTTCCAGCGTTTCCACCGACAGCGAGACCTTGAGCTCGGGCACGTTGCCGACAAAACTCAGCCCTTGCGGGTTGCCGGCAGCGTCGCGGGCGCCGATGTAGACACGGCCTTGTCCAGAGAAATACGGCATGGTCAGTCTCCCTTGCGTGCGGTGAATTGCGGTTTGACGCCCGGCTCATCGGGCGCCTCGGTAGGTTTGGCGACGCCGCGTTCGATCAGCCAGCGTGCGGTGGCCTCGTCGACGTCGAGGCGCGTGCCGGGGACGCACTGCACGCCGGCATGGGTGTGGGGTTTGATGAGTTCAACGGTCATGGCAAGTCATCCTTTCTGGGTCAGGTCCATGGCATGGGTGCGGTAGCGGATCTCGTAGCGGGCCGGCAGCGCGACGGCGCCAGCGTCGGCATCCTCGGCATCCCACTCGGCATCGACCTCGTGCAGCAGGAGCGCGAGGCCGCCGAGGGTCGCGTCAGGCATCAGCGCCGAGTGGGCGTCTACCATCGCCCGGTCGGCCTGGTCGAACGCGTCATCGCCGCGCGCCACCACGGTGAGGCGCAGCGTCAGCACCCGGTCGACGAGGTGGTTGGCGTAGCCGGTGATGCGGTCGCTCTCGGCGAAGAGCAGCAGCGCGGGGCTAACGTCGCGGGTGACCGGCACGGTCGGTTGCCGCAGCACCGGAACGGGTGCGACGGCGGCCGACAGGCGTGCCACGACCTCCCGCAAGATGCGCTCGCGGATGGAGTTCATGGGTGGAGTCCTCAAATGCGGGTGAGATCGGCGCGCCGCTCGCTGCCATCACCGATGGCCCGCACGTCGCGCACGCGGTAGTTCGTGCCGCCGATGCTCACGACCTGGCCCATGCCCAGATCGGGCAGAGCCGAGGCGAGGAAGCGCATCGTGTAGTCGGTGGAGAGCGCGAGGCCGTCGAGCACGGTCTCGTCCGGGGCGCGGAAGTCCACCATGACGATCTGCCCGTCGACCTCCGCCTCCACCAGCAGCCCCGCATTCGCGGCCGCCGCGTACAAGTCCTCGACGCTAACCATCAGACGGTCAGCTTCACCAGCACGCCCGGGCGGTGGCACATGGGCAGCGGGTTCGACTGGGTGTGCAGGTCCGTGCCCCGGTCGAACTTGCGCGGCTCCTGCTTGGCGTACAGCGGCTGGCCGACCGTGTTGACGGTCTCGTTGAAATCCGCCGGCGCGAAGTAGGTGCCGAAGGTGTCGATGGTGCCCAGCGGGAAGGCGTGCGCCTCACCGGCAGCGATGAAGCGGCGCGCGGTGCCGCTGGCGTCCGTAGCCTGGCCCCGGTACTCCTCGAAGGTGATGCCGCCGTAGGTGAAGCCGCGACGGATGTCGTTGATGAGGATGGCCCCGTTCTGCCAGTTCTCGAAGGCCTTCTCGACCTTGGCGTGGCCGGTGAGCGCGGCGAAGAACTCCGGCGAGCACAGGCAGTGGACGCCATTCATGAACTCGCCCTTGAGGTTTTCCTCGACGGTCGCCAGCACAGTGGCGCACTTGGCCTTGACGTTGGTGGTCGAGGTGCCCAGTTCGAAGGACACCGTCTGCTGCGCGATCTCGAAGGCATCGAACAGGTCGTAGAGCACCGAGCCGTCGGCGTCGAGGATCACGCCCTTGAGCGCGCCGACACGCAGATGCTCCAGTGTGATCGCGTGCTTGTTGCGCATCGTCTCCAGATGGCGCGCAACGACGCCCGCGACCGTCTCGGTTTCGGTTTCCGAACCGAAGGCGCGGATGCCTTGCACTTCCTCGGGCAGCACCACGTCGTCGTGCGGGATGTGCGGCACGACGAAGGAGCGCAGCTTGCGCTTGCCGCGCACGCCGACCGTGCCGGGCGAACCCGGCGGCAGCGTCGGCAGCAGGTTGAGCACGCCGTTCATTTCCTCGACGACGATCTGGCGCTGACGCACGGGCTTCGCCGGCATCAGGTTCAGTTCTTCCAGACGCCCGTAGCGGTTGGGCAGGATGTTGATGGCGGCAGTCAGTGCGGCCATCGAGAACGCGGGATTGCTGAAGGGGTTGTTCATGGTCAGGCTCCTTGACGGACGAGCACACCCAGCGCCTTGAGCTGCGCGACGGCGGCGAGTTTTTCGGCGTTGGTGATGGCCCCGGGCCACGCGAGCGCGTAGTCGGCGACGATGGCGTGGCGCGCAACGATCAGGCCGTCGTCGCGGTCGGCGAGCGACGCGTCGCAGGCTTGCAGCAGCACGCCGGCGGCGACCTGCGTGCCGTCGGTGGTGGACGGGTCGATCTGTGCGACCTTTCCGGTGGCGGTGACGATGCCGACGACCGCGCCCAGCGGGAGGTTCTGGCCGGAAGCGACCGTGACGCAGTCACGCGAGTAGAGGTTGGGCGCTTCGTACTTGAGCAGGTCGCCCAGATTCAGCGGTTCGGAGAGAACGGGCATTTCAGATCTCCTTCTTGGTGGATTGCGCCGCGAGCTGCTTGGCCGCGTCGATCAGCGGATTGCTGGCCGCAGGACGCGCGGCATCGGGCGCGATGCGGCTGACGATTTCGGGACTGGCCTCGGCCTGCGCCGCGAGCAGTCGGCTGCGCACCTGGGCGGGCGCGGTGTTGGTTTCGAGGAAGCCTGCGATCAGGTCGGCGCGACCGGCGAGCGTGCAGGTCTGTGCGATCTCGATGGCCTCAAGCACACTCAACGTGGTGCCGGCGGACGGTTGAGGAGGACTGCCAGCAGGATCAGCAAGAGGCCGATCAAGAGCAGTGGGGTCGGATCGTTCATTCATGGAAGACTCCATCGGGTGGTTGCGAAAATGGCCCCCAAGCTGCGCCTGCGGCTCGCTGCCCCCCGAGGGGGCGCGCTTGCCTTGGGACGGCCCGGCGGCGCGTAAGCCCGCTTGGCTGGCCGGAGTCACCAGAGTCGGGAGTGGGGAAAGCGATTGCGTGAGCTGGGCGAGCGCGTCGTCGAAACCTCCGACGGCATCGGCCAGTCCGGTGGCGACGGCATTCGGGCCGAAGAACAGGCCGGCTTCGGTGGCGCGCACGGCACCCGCGTCGAGGCCGCGATGGCGCGCGACGGTCTCGACGAACAGCTCGTAGACGCGATCCACCTCGGCCTTGAGCACCGCGTGCGCGGCGTCGGAAATCGGCTCGTGCGGGTTGAGGTCGTTCTTGCGCTCGCCCGCGAACACGGCGGTGTAGCGAACGCCGTCTTTGGCGTCCTTGGCGGACTGATCGACGTGCATCGCAATGACGCCAATCGAACCGACACCACCGGTGCGCGCGACGAACACGCGGGTGGCGGCGGACGCCAGCGCATAGGCGGCCGAGAATGCCATGTCGTTGGCCACGGCCCAGACCGGCTTCAGCTGCGACGCCGCCCGGATGCGGTCGGCCAGATCGAACACGCCGCCCGACTCGCCGCCCGGTGAATCGATGTCGAGCAGGATGGCCGCGACCTCGGGGCTGGCGAGCGCGGCGTCCAGTTGCGCGGCGATGCCGGCGTAGCTGGCGAGGCCCGACTCGGCTTCGAGGCCAGAGGTGCGGCGCACCAGCGTGCCGTGGATCGGGATGACAGCGACCTTGCCGCTGGCGGGCGTCGGCGCACGCGCCGCAGGCGTGTAGCCCACGGGCGCGGCGAGATCGGCGAGGCCGATGCGCGCGCCGAGCACGGAGAGGATGATGTCGAGTTTCGGGCGATGGATCGCCAGCGGCACGCCGAACAGGCGCGCCGCCAGATGAGGCAGCACGGTCATGGGAATCCTTCGGGGAAAGCGGTCAGGCGGAGGAGTCGCCGCCGGTGGCGTCGGGAGCGATGGCATTGCGGTTGGGTTCCGCCCCATCACGCACATTCGCGCCGTCCTTGGACGTGTAGCGAGGGTCGGAATCGAAGATCAGGCCGAGGTCGTCCGCACGCTTGTTGTCGGCGGCGATCTCGCGGTCGACGTCTTCGGCGTCGTAGCCGTTGGCCGAGATGGCTTCCGAGCGGCTCATCAGGCCCGCACGGATCGCCAGCAGCATGGCCTTGTATTCCTTCTCCGGATCGACCCACTGCCAGCCCTGCGGAATCCACTTCACGGCGAGGTACCGGCGGCGGCGCGCCGGGCCGCCGCGCGCTGAAGTGAAGACATTCGCCGGCGCATCGAGCGCACCCGCGAGCACGGCCTGCTTCATCCACGCCGCCCACACCGGGCGGCACATCTGATGCACCAGCACCGAGTGCTGCACCATCTCGCAGCGGCGGCGGAACTCCAGCAGTCCCGCGCGGATGGACGAGTAGTTCACGCCGGTGAGGTCGCCGGTCAACTGCTCGTAGGTGATGCCGATGGCCGCGGCGACCGCGCGGAACTGCGTGCGCAGGAACTCCGAATACGAGCCGCCCACGTCCGCCGGATCGGAGAACTTGATGTCCTCGCCCGGCTCCAGGATCTGCAGCGTGCCCGGCTCCAGCCCGGCGAGCGCGATGCCGTCGCCATCGGCCGGGCCTTCGCCCATCAGGTTGTCCTCTGGGTTCTGGCGCGTGACGAAGCCCGCGAACATCGCGGCGGTCTTCTTGCGCACCAGTTCGGCGTCGTCGTACTGGTCGAGTTCATTGAGCTTGACCAGCGCGCGCGACAGCCACGGTTCGCCGCGGATCTGGCCGGGACGCAGCACGCGGTAGAGGTGGATGACCTCGCGCGCATCGACGCGCACGGTCTCCATTCCGCCTTGGCCCGACATCGGCGCGAGCAGGCCGTCCTCCGGATGCGAGCGGTACAAGTGGTAGGCCACACGGCGGCCCAGTGCATCGAACTCGATGCCCGAGCGCACCACGTTGCCGGAGGGCAGATCGGTGTTGAGGTAGATCGGCAGGTGCTCCGACTCCAGCAGTTGAAGCTGCAAGGGCACGGCCAATCCATCCTCGACACGACGCGGTCGCAGCCGGATCAGGCATTCGCCGCCTTCGAGCATCGAGCGGCAGGCCAAGGCTTGCAGGCCATAGAAATCGGTCTGGCCCGCCGCGTCGGCTTCTTCGGTCCAGTCGCGCCACAGCGCCTGCACGTCGGCCTTGAAGTCTTCGTCGTCCGACAGGCTCTGCGGCTTGATGCCGGTGCCGACCGCGTTGGCGACGAAGGCGTCGAGCGCGGCCTGCGCCCAGGCATTGCGGCGCACTAGGTCGCGGCTCTTGATCCGCAGGTCGGTGTGGGTGGCTTGCATCGCGGCGACCGCGCCGGGATTGCCGGGCATCCACGCCAGCGCGCGGCGGCCACGGCCGGCGGCTTCATGCAACGGCGATTGGCCGAACAGGCGGCGCACGGTTTGGGAGAACCACGCCATGTTAGAAGCCCTTGTCCGTGGTGACGCGGATCTGACGCTTGGTGCTCCGACCGACGCTGCGCGCAAGTTCCGCTTCGACGGTGCGAATGGCGACCTGCAGTTCCTCGACCGAGCGGTACTCGGCCGTCTTGTCGCCGAAGCTCACGCGGCGCTCGCCAGTGGCCAGCGCGCGCTTGAGCGCATCGAGTTGGGTAGTGGTGTAGGCCAAAGGTCTTTTCTCATCGGGTCAGCCAGCGGCTCTTGATCACGCGCCGGCTGCCGTTGCGGGTTCCAGAAGCAGAAAGGCCACCGCTGTGGGTGGCCTCGTCGGGATGTGTCGGTTCGCGCGGCGGCGAGTCGTCCGGTGGACGCTCCATGCCGAGTTGCCGCTCCAGTTCGCGCCAGTGACGCTCCTCGAAGCGATCCAGCCCCGCCGCCGCTGCGGCGGCGCGGGCGTAGACGTAGCAGTCGAGCGCCTCGTTGCGCTCGCGCATCTTTTGCCACTCGCGCACCGGGAAGCCGTTGCGGTCGCGGCGGGTGATCAGTTGCTCGGCGCAGAGTTGCTGGATGAACTCCGCGTCGATCTTGGGCAGGTGGACGAAGCCTGCGGGGAACGTCGTGGTGACGCCGTCCTCGCCGACGTTGGCCGCCTTGCGCAGGTTGTTGTACAGCTCCAGCTTGGCGATGCCGACCGCGACCGTGAACACCTTGATGCCACGGCGCAGCTTCTTCCCGTCGCGCGAAACATCGACCGCCGTCGGCGTGCCGATCAGCGCCGCGCCGCGCGATGCGCCCTTGACGGCCATCACGCGCGCATCGCGGCAGGCGCGCACGAAGGCGTAGGCTTCCTGCGTCGCAAAGCCGGTGTCGAGCGCGAAGCGTGCCAGCGGCATCGCCGCGCCCGTGGCGTGCGTCCAGGTTTCGTCGAGCATCTCGGCCAGACGCTTCCACACCTGCTCACGCGCGGTGTCGCCCATCAGCACGCGGTGCTCGACGAGCCATGCTTCCTTACCGCGTCCGAAGGCCCAGACCGAGACTTCGATGCGATCCTTCTGCACGTCCGCGCCGCCCACCAGCAGCAGACCGCCTTGCGGCACCGTGCCGATGCGGTAATCCTCGCGGCGTTCGACCAGCCGCTGCCAGTCGGGCGCTTCACCTTCCTCGACCCACGTTTCGCCGAGTTCGGTGTTCTTGAAGGTCTTGATCGCGGCGGCGGAACCGGATTCCTTGCTGACCGCCGCTTCCCACGCGGCGGCGATGTCGCGCCACGCGCGCCAGCCGACCGGGCTGTATAGCGAGGACAGGTGAAAGCCCGCCGTGCGCGGCGCACCGTCCTCGACCATCGCGCGCCACTCGCCGTGTTCGAGCATCCACGTCTTGTGGTGCTCCGCAATCGCGGTGTCGCAGGATTCGCAGACATAGGCCGCCGTCTCCGGCGCGCCCTTGTCCCAGCGCAACTGCTCGAAGCGCAGCCACTGCCGGTGCGAGCAATGCGGGCACGGCACGAAGTAGCGGCGCTGGTCGCTGGCCTCGTACTCGCGCTCGATGGCCGATGCGCCCGAGATCGTCGGCGTGGAAACGATGAAGATCTTCCGGCGCGCGAAGGTGCGCGTGCGCGCCTCCGCCAGCGAGATCGCGTCGCCTTCGCCCTCGACGTCCAGCGGGTAGCCGTCCACCTCGTCGAGGAACAGGTAGCGCACCGGCATCGAGCGCAGGCCGACCGCGCTGTTCGCGCCGGTCATCACCAGCACGCCGCCGCGAAACTCCTTGGCCAGAATCGTGTTGCCCGAATCGCGCGAGCGAGCCGGAGCGATCAACTCGGCCAGCACGCCCGATTCCTCGATCAGCGGGTCGATGCGCTGCTTGGAGTTGCGCTTGGCCATCTCGACCGTCGGCCAGACCGCCATCATCGGGCCCGGCGCATGGTGGATGACGTAGCCGATCCAGTTCGATCCCATCTCGGTCGCGCCGAGCTGGGCAGCCTTCATGAACACCACGCGCTCGACCGGCGAGGTCGGGGACAGGCAATCCATGATGGCCTTCAGGTACGGCGTGCGGCTGGTGCGCCAGCGGCCCGGTTCGGCGGATGCCTTGCTGGAGAGCATCCGATGCCGATCCGACCATTCGGACACCGTGAGCAGCGGATCGGGCGTCAAGCCCTCGCGCCACGCGCGTTCGATTTCGGCTGCGCCTTCGTAATCGACGTCCATTTGTTCCTGTTCAGTCCACGCGCGGGCGCAGATCGCCAAGTTCCTGCAAGTGCTCGCGCACGGCGGCCTCGAGCGCGACATGCATCGTGTGCGGGGCGACCCCGAGCTTGGCCGCCATCTGCGCGGAGATGCGAGCGGGCCAGTTCAGCCACGCATCGCGCTCGGAGCGCGCCAGCTTGAAGACATGGGCGATGGCCTGCGGCCGATCCACCAGCTCGCCCTTGAGCCGGGCCAGCCGCACCTTGTTCGTCTGCGCCTTGACCACCTCGTTGACCGTGCGCGCCTGAAGCAGCGACGCACCGCCAGCAGGAAGGGCGGCGGGACCGTCGCCACCGCCTTCCGGTACGGCGACCTTCGTGGCCTTGGCGCGCGTCCCCGCCTTGGGAGCATCCGAGTTGCGTGCCCACTCCCGATCCGCGCGGTCGGCGTCGATGGTGCCGTCAGCTTCCGGCGTGATGCGCCCAGCCCGGATGGCCTTGTGAACAGCGGTGTCGGTTACGCCCCGGTGGCGGGCGTAAGCGCGTATCGAGATGCCCATTTTGAGAACCAGCGGCCCCTTCATTCATTTGTTCGTCATTCCCCCGGAATCAGCTTGGCTTCTCTCTGGAACAGCGCGTTCATCACGTCACCCATCAACCACCCCGAAGGAGCAGCAAATGACCACCAGCCAACTGACCCCGGCCCAGCACGCGATCCTGGCCTACGCCCTCGAACACACCGGCGGCAAGATCGACTGGTTCCCTGACAACATCAAAGGCGGCGCACGCAAGAAAGTGCTAGACGGCCTGTTCAACCGCGCCCTGATCACCACCGACGGCAACGACTGGTTCGTCGCCGCCGAGGGCTACGACGCGATGGGTCGCGCCCGTCCCGCGCCCCTGGACGCCGACCCGGAGATCGAGGCCGCCGTGACGGCCGCCGAGGCCGAGTGGGCCCAGGACAAGACCACGCAGGCCAAGCCGCGCACCCGCGAAAACAGCAAGCAGGCCGAAGTCATCCGGATGCTGCAGCGCGCAGAGGGCGCGACGGTGCGCCAGATCTGCGACGCCACGGGCTGGCAGGCGCACACGGTGCGCGGCACCTTCGCCGGAGCCTTCAAGAAGAAGCTCGGCCTGACCATCGTCTCGGACAAGGCTCAGGGCGGCGAGCGGGTCTACCGCATCGCCTGATCAGAAAGATCGAGAAAGAGGCCAAGCGGCGCTTGGCTTCTCAATCGAGCAGCGCGTTACTACGGACGTCGCAACGATCAACCCGAAGGAGCCCGAGATGACCACCAACCAGATCCCTGCCACCCAGAACGAAGCCTGGGGCTTTTGGGGCACGATGAACGAGCACGCCAGCGCTGCGTGGCCCTTGGCGATGAACGCCATTTCGGACGCCACCGGCCAGCCCCTCGAATCGGTGCGGATCTTCCTCGACAGCCGACACGGCCGCCACTTTGCCGACGAGGTTCAGAACGGGCTGTACCGGGGCCAGACCTTGACGGACGCGATCAACGCCGCCACCCGACAGTGGATGGGCTGGACGATTGGACGCCAGACCAGCAAGCAATACGGCATCCCGCGCGGTCTGCCCTACCTGACGGGCTTCGTGATTCACTGCGAGATCACCGACGAGTCGCGGGCCGCCTGATCGAACGCCATGCCATCCGCCTCGCGGGTGGCACGTTTCCCAGTCCAGTCCTGCCAGCGGCGCACAATCACGTCGACGTACTTCGGGTCGAGTTCGATCAGCCGCGCCAGCCGCCCCGATTTCTCGGCGGCGATCAGCGTCGTGCCAGAGCCGCCGAACGGGTCCAGCACCACGTTGCCGGGGCGGCTCGAATTGCGGATCGCCCGCTCGACCAGCTCCACCGGTTTCATCGTCGGGTGCAGGTCGTTCTTCTGCGGCTTCTTGATTTGCCACACGTCGCCCTGATCACGGTCGCCGCACCAGTGGCGTTGCACCCCTTCGGGCCATCCGTACAGAATCGGCTCGTACTGGCGCTGGTAGTCGGCGCGACCCAGCGTGAAGGTGTTCTTCGCCCAGATGATGAACGTCGACCAGTGGCCACCGGCGGCGCGGAACGCCGCCTGAAGCACGTCGAGTTCGCTGGAGGACATCGCCACGTAGATGCCGCCCCGGCAATGCGCGACGGTGGGCGTCAGCGCCGCCAGCAGGAAGTCGCAGAAGCCGTCGCCCAGGTTGTCGTTCAGGATCGCGCGATCCTTGCCGCGCATCTTGTCCTTGGCACTGTTGGCGTAGTTCACGTTGTACGGCGGATCGGTGAAGACCATGTCCACCTGCTCGCCTTCCAGTAGTCGCTCGTAGCTTTCGGCCAGAGTGGAGTCGCCGCACAGCAGGCGGTGACCACCGAGCAGCCAGACGTCGCCCGGACGCGAGACCGGCGTCTCGCTGACCTCGGGCACCGCATCGTCATCGGCTTCGCCCTCAGTATCCGGCTCGTCGCCCGCCATCAACTCGGCCAGCGCGTCGGCATCGAAGCCGGTGAGCGACAGGTCAAAGTCATCGTCCTGCAGGGCCGCGATCTCGATGCGCAGCATCGCGTCATCCCACCCGGCGTTCTCGGCGATGCGGTTGTCCGCGATGACCAGCGCCCGGCGCTGGGTCGGGCTCAGATGGTCGAGCACGACCACCGGCACCACCTCCAACCCGAGTTTCTGCGCGGCGGCGAGCCGACCGTGCCCGGCGACGATCACGCCGTCGCTACCCGCCAGGATCGGATTGGTGAACCCGAACTCGGCAATCGACGCAGCGATTTGCGCCACCTGTTCATCCGAGTGGGTGCGCGCGTTGCGGGCGTAGGGCAGCAGCTTGCCTGTGGGCCACTGCTCGATCTTGTCGGCCAACCAGGAGGCGTTCATTGCTCGGCCTCCGTGGTGGCCAGACGCTCGTTGGCGACGTGGTCGAAGGACTGGCCTGTGGCCAGCAGTGTGACGGGCACGCCAGGGTGGTTCTGCTGGAAGCGCTTGATCGCAACATCCACGTACTCCGGCGCGATTTCGACCGTGCGACAGATCCGACCGGTGCGCTCTGCAGCCAGCATCGTCGTGCCGCTGCCACCGAAGGGCTCGAACACGATGTCGCCCGAATCGGTGTAGGCCTCGATGACGAACTCCGGCAGCGCGACCGGGAACACGGCCGGGTGGTCGATGTCCTGCCCGATCTTGCCCTTGTGGCGCATCACGCGGATCACCGAGTCGGGAATGCGGGTGTCCTGTGTCGGCTGGCCCTTGTGCGTCCAGCCGCCCACCTCGCCATCCTTGCCGCGCATTGCCGTGGACGACCCGTCAGCACGCAGGTGCGATTCCTGGCCAGCATGCTTGCACGGCACGATCTTGTTCGGCTTGCGGCTCTGGCGGTTGAAGTGAAAAACGAATTCGAAGCTTGGCGCGAAGCGGCCCGCCCAGTCGCCGGGCATGCCCGGGCCCTGATCCCAGACGTACCACGCGAAACGCCGCCAGCCCTGCTGGCGCATCCAACCGAGCCACGCATCCCAATACGGGATGACCTCGTTGTCGCGGTGGATCAGCCCGAGGTTGACCAGCACCTGGCCATCCTGAGCCATCGGCAGATGGGCGAACACGCCGCGCATCAGGCCATCCCAGTCGGCGATGCCGCCCGAGGTGTAGTCACGCTGATTGCCGTAAGGCGGTGAGGTGAAGCACAGGCGAGCCATGTCGCCTTGCATCAGCGTGCCGACCACGGCACGGTCGGTCGCGTCGCCGCAGATCAGGCGATGCTGGCCGATGGCCCAGACATCGCCGGTGCGCGACACCGGCACCACGGGTGCATCCGGCACGTCGTCAGCGGCGTCCGGTTCGTCGCCGTCCGTTGCGTCCTGCTGCTCCTGGTCGGCCTCATCGGAGACCACGTCGTCGGCGAGCAGTGCCTCGATCTCGGCATCCTCGAAACCGGTCAGCCCAAGGTCGTACCCGGCCTCGGACAGCTCGGCCAGTTCCAGCGCCAGTAGTTCCCCGTTCCATCCCGCATCGAGCGCCAGCCGGTTGTCGGAGATGACGTAGGCGCGCTTCTGCGTCGGCGACAAGTGCGCCAGTTCGATGACCGGCACCTGATCCAGTCCCAGCTTGCGCGCGGCAGCCAAACGGCCGTGGCCCGCGATGATGCCGTTGTCGCCGTCCACCAGCACCGGGTTCGTCCAGCCGTACTCGACAATGCTGGCCGCGATCTTGGCCACCTGCTCGTCGGTGTGCGTGCGCGGGTTGCGGGCGTAGGGAATCAGCGCCTCGACCTTGCGGTACTCGACGTTGAGCGTGTTCAGAATCGGTTCCTCGAAAAAGGAAAACCCGCCGACGGAAAACCGCGGGCGGGCTCGTGATGGGTGCGGACTGGTGCGGGTGCAAACTGCAAACCCTGCAAACCTTGGTTTGCAGTCGGACGCTAGGCGAATGCCGCGCTCGCGCCCCCCGCATTGCGATTCGGGAAGGAAGGACCCCTTTTGCCTCGGGCCGCTCGCCGCGCCGTCACCGCTGTCCAGAAGATAGCTGAAATACTACCCCCGGATCGCCGAATCTGTTGCAGGGTCAAAAACCGCTCACTACCGCCGATGCCCGCGCATTGCCGACCGGGCGCGCCAAATCACGCCAAATCCCTACGCAGTGACGACGCCATTGAGCTGGTCGGCGACCGTCTGCAAGGCGCGCTGCCAGCGCCGCCAGGCCGTCGTGCGGTCGCAGGCGAAGCGGATGGTGATGTCGCGCCAGCCGTATCGCTTGGCGCGCATCCACACGAGGTGGCGCTGCTCGACCTCCAGCCACTGCACCCACTTCATCGTCTCCAGCATCCGCTCGATGGCGTCCGGCGTCGGAGGGAACGGGCGATAGACCGTCTCGTCGGCCGCGAACGCCTCCCACTCTTTGCGCACGATGATCGGCCACGTGTTGAAGTAGCCCTGCACACGCACGGGCGGCAGGCGTCGTCCGGTGCTGGCCGCCTCCTCGAAGCGCGCGGCCACGTCTTCGATTGTCCAAGCAGCATAACGGTCAGTCATGGCGTGCGCCTCCCTGTCCGTAGAGACGTTCGCCGATGCGCCGGACGAACTCGCGCTCGACGAAGTCCAAGCGTTCGTCGGCGGCGCTGACGACGAGGACGTGCTGGTCGCGCCAGCCGCGTTGCTTCATCGCTTCGAGGTCGGTGGTCTCGGGCTGGAGGCGGCCCAAGGGGCAGCGATAGGTGGGCGTCGGAATCTTCATCTCACGCCTCCTGTTCGAGATCGTGCTGTGCGATGGCCCAGTGCAGCAGCGCCAGTGCGTCGGCTTCGTTGTCGTCGCCCGGCGCGTGGCCGCGAGCGGTGACGGAGGCAATCACCTCGTCTTTGCCCGCGTTGCCTTTGCCGGTGGCGTGCTTCTTGATCGTGCCGACCGGCACGCCCTGGTATGGGATCTGGTGGTGCTCGCACCACGCGGTGAGCGTGGCGAGGAAGCCACCGTAGGCGTGCGCCGCGTCGGTCGAGACGTGGCGGCGCACCTCCTCGAAGTGCAGCGTGTCGATGCCGTCGGCCACGGCCTTTAGTTCCGTGAGCCAACGCTTGAAGCGCAGGAAGCGCATGCCGCCGCCTTCGAAGCGTTGCGGCCGAAAGCTCTCGCTGCCGCTGGTGATGTTGCCGTCGCTGCCGCGCAGCGCCCAGCCGGTGGTGGTGCCCAAGTCGAGGGAGAGGATAGTCGTGGTCATGGTTGCAGTCCTTGTTTCGGTTTGGACTGACGCATCCGGCGCAGCACAACGAAACTTTCCATGAGGCGTGCGCGCGCACGCGCGCGTAAGAGACTTACGTTGTGATGCGTCAAAAGCGTCAGTCGGTGTGTCGGCATGGCGGTCAGTCGTCGGCGTATGGGGTGTAGGCGGGCTTGGGCGGGTGCTTGAGGCCAATGCCACGGAAGCCGCGAACGCCCGCCGTGTTGCGCCACTTCTCGACGCCACGGGTGATGAGCAGATCGGAGAAACGGCGCTGCGAGCCGATGAACTCGCCAGCGGAATCGGCCCATTGCTTCCAGTCGCCGAACAGTTCGGCGGTCAGCGACTTCGCGTTGGCCTCGCGCACGCAGCGTTCGTCGAGCCAGCGGCCCAGCGCGTCCTCGGATTCGAAATACTCCTCGGTCGCCGACACCACGCTCGCAGGTGGTTTCAATCCTTCGCGTTGCCACACGAGGCATCCGGCCACTGCCCACGCCAGAATCCCGTCGCGCTCGGCGAGCAACTTGTCGGTCAAGTTGCCATCGCGCCGTTCGGGCGGGATCGTCACGGTGAAAGGGATCAGGTGCATCCGCCGCTTCATCGCCTCGTCGATGTTGCGAATGGCGGGCTTGTGGTTGCCGACGATCACTGGCTTGAACTGCGGCGTGTACTCGAAAAAGTCCTGCCGCATGAAGCGCGCGGAGATCTTGTCGCCGCCGGTGATGGCCTTGACCTTCGATTCGTTCAAGCGCCGCCCCTGTTCCGTTTCGATGGCCGTCACGAAGCGTGCGCCGCGAAGTCCGGCCAGATCGGTCGGATGGCGGTCGCCGCGCGCTTCGACGAAGGTGTCCATCGACGCGGTCGAGGCGTAGTCGCCGAGGATGGTGCTGACCACGTTGGCGAACACGCTCTTGCCGTTGGCACCGGTGCCATAGAGGAAGAACAGTGCGTGGGCGCTGGTCACGCCCGTCAGGCAGTAGCCGACCATCCGTTGCAGGTAGGCTTGCAGATCGGCATCGCCGCCGGTGATCTCGACGAGGAACTGCCGCCAGATCGGGCAGTCGCCACCCGGCGTGGCCGTGGTGATCTTGGTCATCCGGTCAGCGCGGTCGTGCGGACGCTGCCTACCGGTCTTGAGATCGACCACGCCGCCGGGCGTGTTGAGCAGCCACGGATCGGCGTCCCATTCGGAGGTGGTGGCCGCGTGCCTGCGATCCGCACGCGCCAGCCGTTCCACGCCGCCGACCGTGCCCGAGCTGGCCAGCTTGGCGGCGATCTTGGGGTTGTCCGCATGGACGGCGGCGTGACGGCAGACGCTGCGGATCAGGTCGGTGGCTGCCAGCGTGTCCTCGGTGCGCCAGCGATGCCCATCCCACACCAGCCAGCGGCCCCACGCGGCGACGTAGCGCCAGTCGCGGTGGTAGCGCCGGGTGAAGGCCAGCGCCAGCGCATCCTCCGTGCCCCACACCGATTCGTCGCTGCTAACCACCGGCTCGGCGTCGTCGGCGACGTCGTGCATCTGGAGACGCGGGCCGTGGGTGAGGAAGGCCGTGACGTCGAAGCCCTCGATCACGGCGTCCGCCGCGTCCCAGCCGTCCGCCGCTTCCTCGGGCGGGTACAGGATGTGGCAGGTCTTCGCGCCGGCCGACAGGATGGCCTGCGCCGCCTGCGTCGCGTACTCCCAGCCCGGTTTGTCACGGTCGGGCCAGATCAGCACGGCCTTGCCCGCCAGCGGTGACCAGTCGGTTTTCTCGACCGGCGCGTTGGCCCCGTGCATCGCCGTGGTCGCGACGATGCCTGCGTTGATCAGCGCCTGCGCGCATTTCTCGCCCTCGACCAGCACCACCAGCGATGCGCTGATCATTCCCGGCTGGTTGTAGAGCGGGCGCGGATCGGGCGGAGCCATCTTGCGACGGCGCGCGTCCCACGGGCGGAACTCCTTCTTGCGGCCGGGCGGGTCGTAGCGGTAGACGACCGCGATCAGCTTGCCGGAGGCATCGAGGTAGTCCCACTTCGCAGTGGCCGGGCCGAGGTCGTCGACGGGTGCTTCCTTCTTGCTCTTGCGCGTTGGTGCCGCCGGAGCGCGCCCGAGCAGTTCGGTCGCCGCGTCGAGCACGCGCGGGAAATCGGCGTGGGCATCGAGACGCAAGTGCGCGGCGATCAGCGTGAAGATGTCGCCGCCGTCACCGGTGGCGCGATCCGTCCACAGGCCCGCCTTGTCGCCGTCGAGCACGATCTCCAGGCTGTCGCCCGGGCTGCCGAGGACGTCGCCGACGAGGAACTTGCCACCGCGCTTCTTGCCCGCGGGGAACAGCGCGGCCAGCACTGAATCCAGCCGCGCGCGCAGTTCGGCGCGGATCGCTTCGCGCTCGGTGTCGAGGTCACGAGGAGCGGGCCGAGCGGTGGGCTCGGGCGCGTCGTTGAAATCAAGCATCCTCTGCCTCCTCGCCGGGCACCTGCTGCGCGACCATCCACGCTTCCAGTTCGTTGGGCTTGAAGCGCACGAGCTTGCCGACGCGGTAGTGCGGAATGCGCCGCCGCTGGCGTTCCTTGGCTTGGGAGAGCCAGTACGACGGCAGATTGAAGATCAGCGCCGCCTGACGCACGTCGATCAGTTGTTCGCCGAGCAATTGGCTCAAAGATGTGTGGTTCATGTCGGCGTCCTCCAGCAGCGGTCTTGCCACGCGCACATATGGCATTCGAAATGGGTGGGATCGTTGAAACCGCGTGGCAGCAGTTCGCCGGCCTCGGTCGCGGTGATGACCTTGACCGCACGGTCGGTCATGCGCTGTGCGAGCGCGGCGTCGAAGGGCGCCAACTCGACGTAGATCTCCATCGAGTCGGCGTTGATCGCGGTGAACAGCGCCGGGTGTTCATGCAGTTGCAGGTGAGCCTGATACAGCGCGACCTGCGCCGCGTACACCGGCTTGGCGACCACGAGGCCTTTCGCCTCCAGCTCGCGCCACGACTTCGCGCTTAAGGCTTTGTTCTCCCACAGCGCGGGGTAGCGGAAGCCCTCCGGCCCGCCGACGATCACGCCATCGACGTGTCCGCGCAGCCGACCGTGCGCGTCGGAGAAGCCGAACTGCCCACCGTCGGGCTTGCGCGTGCGCAGGTCGAAACCCGCGTCGCGCAGCCACGCCACCATGCAGTCCTCCATGACGTGGCCACGCTCGAAGATGCGCAGCATCCGGCCGCAGGTCGCGCGCCCATGATCGACCGGAGCCTTAGCGTACTCGAACTGCACGGCGCGCTCGCACGCCGCGCCCAGACGCGACGCGCCGAGGTAGTCGCGGGCGGGCTGCTGCGCGCGGACGCGCTGCATTCCGGCATCGACCAGTGCCGTGACCTGGCCCGAGAGGCTGGACGAAGAGTTGAAGTCCATCATGGCTTCCTCCCTTTCGGTTCTTCCCAGGGAAGGTCGTCCTCCAGATCGGCGAACGGATTCGCCAGCGGATCGGATGTCGGGGCCATGCCGCGCACGGGCGGGAACTTGGTTGCCTCGTGGTGCTCGACCATCGCTTCCGTGTAGCAGGTGACGATGGCGTCGATGACGCGCATCGCCTCGGCTTCGGCATACTCGCCAAGCGGTTTCTTGAAACCGATCTCACCCGCCGCCTCGCCGAAGGCCTTCAGGCACTTCTTCATTGCGGCCAGTTCGACATCAGACGGATCGATCATGGCGACCTCCGATTTGTCGATGCGTCCTTCCTTCACGCGCGTCCAGTTGCCGTAGAGCATGTGAAAGGCGTCCTGGCAGCGGCGCGAGCAGAACACCCAGTCGATGGGGTAGCGGCGCGGATCGGCGGTCTTGAATCGGCCATCGAAATGGCCGTAGCCGCGCGCCTGTCGTTTGCAGATCCAGCATTTCATCGGCCTCCCTCACTGCGCCCAGGCGGGCTTGCCGGTCACCGGCGCGCGCTGCGGCGCGGCGGGTGCGGCATACGGTGCCGATGCGCTCACGGTGGCCGGGGCGCCCGAGGTGCCACCGCCGGTCTTGGTCTTGGACGGCACGCCCATGAGCTTGGCGTACTCGGGATGGTCGGGTTCGACCGCGAGCTTAATGACGTTGCGGTCTTGGCCCTTGGCGTCCTTCTCGATGTCCACGCGGGCGAGGAATTCGAGGCCATCCAGTTCGTGGAAGCCCTGGATGCGGCGCGCGGAGGCGGCCTGCGGGCTGTTGTCCTGCGGATGGACGTTGCGGGCGCTGTTGAGCGCGGCACGGATGAAGCTGCGCCCCATCTGGCCCCAGGTCGGCCCCTTCTTGGAGTGCAGGCCGATGTTGCTCCACATCTTGCGCTTGGCATGGTCGCCAGCGGTGACCACGAATTCAGCAGCGAGATAGATGGAGCCGGTCTCGAAAGACTCGGTGGCGTAGCCGCCGCCCCAGCCTTGATCGGGATCGTCGTAGCCACCGGGCTTGATGGTCATGCGCACCGGGACGACGGTGCCCTTGGGGATCAGGTCGAAGCCGGATTGCTGGGCGTCGGCGTCGTTGAAGTCATTCCATGCGGTCATTGCGATTACTCCTGAGATTCGATGTGTGCGGGGGTGGCGGCGCTGACGGGCGATGCGCCCGCGCACTTGGCGATCAGCGCGCCGAGATGCGGCGGCTCCAGCAGGTCGAGGCGACCGCTGCGGTCTTTGGCCGGGAAGCCGTAGGGATTGACGGTATGCGTGACGAAGGCGCGGTAGGCACTGCCGTCGTCGGCCTTGATCTCGGCCAGCGTCACGACCTCATCGACGATGCCGGGCAGTTCCAGACTGGTCTTGCTGCCTTCGATCTGCGGCACGAACACCTTGCGGTTGTAGTCGTCGAGCCGCTCGTCGAGGATGGCCACGAACACCACGTTCTTGCCCCGGGCGTGCTGCAGGTGGGTCAAGGCGCTGACCATCTCCTGGCCGAGCAGCCCGTAGGCCGCACGCAGATCGGGCTTGCCGGAGCGGTCGCTGACCGCGCCCGGCTGGGTCTTGCACCACGCGAAGCACTGGCGGGACAGCTGCGTGATCGAGTCGAGGAAGAAGGTCTGGTAACGGTCGAGCTGCGTCGGATCGCCGAACTTCTCGACGACGTGGTCGTAGTGCGCCTGCGAGAACGCACTCTCCGGCGGCAGCGACTTGTCCGGGCCCGCGAGGAACACGAAGAAGTCACGAGACTCCGGCCACGATGCCGGGCGGATGGTGTCGCCCGGCCAGTCGGCCACGGCAAGATCGCCCGCCTCGATGTCGAGGAACAAGGTGGTAGCCGGATCGAGGTCTTTGAGCCGGGTAGTCTTGCCGATGCCGGACTTGCCCAGTATCAATAGCTTCACGCCCTTGCGCTCGGCCATGCGCTGTTGCGCCGAAATGATCGGGAGGGACATCACGCCACCTCCTTCAACTGCTCGGCGACCGCCGGATTCCAGAGGATCTGGTAGCCGCTATGGCCGTTGCGTGAGTACGGCATGGCCTCGGCCCACGCTTCACCGGCTTCGGTCAGTTCCCATTCGTCGCGGTCGTTGCGGAACTGGAAGCCGCGCGATGCCAGCAACTGGTTCGTGGCCTTGGCCGAACGGTTGAGCAGCTTGCCAAGCTGGGTGGCATTGAGCGAGCAGATCGGTTCGTTGGCGGCAGCGCTTTTGGCTGGAAGGGCGCGGCGCAGCACCTCGGTGGTGAGGCCCGTGTTCTCCTGAATGCAGGTCAGCGTAGCCGCCATCGCGATGCCGGTCTTGACACCCGGCACCTTGGCGACTGCCTCTCCGATCAGCAGGATCGCGCTCACGCGGTCGTGGGTCGGCGCGGGCAAGGAAGCCAGGGCGCCGGGGGCGGAGTACGCGCCGGTCTTGCGGATCGCGGGCAGCACCTCGCCGGTCACCCAGCGTTTGAAGCGTTTCGCGGCGTCCTTGGTGCTGCCGAGGATCAGGGCGTAGAGGCCCGATTCGTTGACGTGGTTGGCGCGCTGCATGCGCCCGAGGTTGTCGATGACCTCCAATTTCTGGAGGTCATCGACATCGACGTGCGACTTGATCGCCTGAGACGGATTGCCCATCTCCAACGCATCGCAGACGTCGTTGGCGTTGAACCACGGCAGGCCAGCATCGTCGACCTGGACGCGCACGGCGTGCGCTTCGAACTGGAAGGGAATGATCGCGCTCATGATCAGTGCTCCGAATCGAGGGAAAGGGTGAAAGCCGGCTTGCCGGAATCCACGGTGCGCGCGGCTGCAAACTGCTGCTGCAGCGCGGGAGGCCAGTTCGTGTAGCGGGATTCGGAGACGGACAACTTGATGTCGAGGTAGCCCTCGACCTTCTCGCCTGAGGCGACGATGCGCTCGGCGATTTCTGCCAGTTGCTTCTGATCCCAACTGACCTTCTTGGGCAGATCGAACTTGATGCGCAGCTGGCCGTCGTCGAGGTGCACGGTGCCGAAGTCGCGGCCGGATTCGCGCAGTGCCGTGCGGGCCTGTTCGCCGTAGGCGGCATCGAGCGCCGCGTCGAACTTGGTGCGGGCCTTCTTGAGCCAGTCGAGGGCCGCGTCGAGGTTCTTGTCGATCTCGGCCTTCTGCACGGCGGGCAACGCGGCCAGTTGGCCGACGGACATTGCGGCGATGTCGGCGGGAAAGAGGGTGATGTCCTTCATGGCATCGCTCCTCAGACCGCCGCGCGCTCGGACGTCGAGTCGTGCAGCGCCTGGCGCTCGAACTCGATGACCGCGTCCACGGGATAGCCGACGCGCTTGGACAACTTCAGGTAGCGCGGGCCGCGACCTTCGCTGCGCCAGCGTTGCAGGGTCTTGGGGCTGACGCCCCACCGCTGGGCCAGTTCGTTTTCGTTGAGCACCCGGCGGTCGCCGGGCGAGAGGCTGTTGATCGCCTGCTGTGGCGACCGGGGGATAGTGCTGGTTGGTGTCTGCAT